AGAAACTTAAAAAAGAGGGTAATAAGACTTGGACAGCATACGGACAAATGGCAAGTCAAGCATTTGGTGTTGCTGCATCTATGATGAGTGCTCTTGCCGATCAACAAGATGAGACCTCTAAAGATGGGTTTGAGAAGCAGAAGAAATTACAAATAGCAGGAGCAACAATGAGTATGTTGCAAGGAGTTATCAGTGCAGTATCTTCAGCATTCAGTCCAAATAATGCCTGGATGACTATTTGGGGTCAAGCGGCGGCAGCGGCAACTATGAGTGCTATGGTAATTGCGAGTGGTGTTGCACAAATCAATCAAATCAAAAAACAAAGATTTGATGGAGGTGGTTCAGGAGCAGTAGCATCTACACCATCAGCATCACCATCAGTAAATGCAGTTCAGGCGATGGGTGGTCCAGCAGTTAATCCAGTAACAAATATAGAAGGTGCATCAACTGAGGGTGAGATTAGAGATACTAAAGTCTATGTATCAGAAACAGATATAACAGACACTCAGAACAAAGTTAGGACAGTTGAATCAGAATCAACATATTAAATACTATTATTATATGAATAAGAAAATTTTTTACATAGATATAAATGAAGATGATAATACAGGGTTGGATGCTATTAGTTTAGTATCCACTCCTGCTGTTGAAATAGACTTTCTCTGTTTCGAGAAAGATGATTCTATAGAAATTTCTTTCTCAGCAAACGAAGATAAACATATCATTTCAGGTATTGCTCTTAGAGCAGATTTCCCGATTTATAGAAGGAATGGGGATTATGAGTATTACGTAGTATTCACTAAAGAGATCATTCGTAAAATAGTTAATAAATACGCAAAAAACGGACTTTTCAATTCAGTTAACCTCCAACATAACGATCATAATTTTACTAATAAAGCAATTATGATTGAAAGTTATATCATAGATAAAGAGAGAGGAATATGTCCAATTGAATTTTCAGACGTTGAAGATGGTAGTTGGTATGTCAGTTTCCATATTGAAGATGAAATGCTTTGGAACGAGGTTAAAGATGGAAGTTTATTGAATGGTTTTAGTGTACAAGGACTATTTAATCTCATAGAGGATAAATTTGAGAAGGTTGAAGAGGATGATTTTGATAAATGGATAAATGATTTAATAAAATAAATAAAGAAATAAGAATGAGTAAAATTAATAGACTGAAATTAGCAAAAATGTTATTGAAATTTGCTGAGGTTGAAACAGATAAAGGACTTTTAACTTATGAGGGTGAGTTGGAAGTTGGTAATGAAGTCTTCATTGAGAAGGAAGGAGAATTGGTTCCTGCAGAAGATGGAGAATATGTAGCAGAAGGCAAAACTATTATAGTTAAAGAGGGTAAGGTTGCTGAGATCGTTGAGGTTAAAGAAGAGGATGAAAAACCAGCCCCTGAAGAGGAAGTTGTTATTAAGGAAGAAGAGGTTATTGAGGAAAAACCTGAAGAGGATACTATTAAAGAGGATGAAAAAGATGCTAAGATTGCTGAACTTGAAGCAGTTATAGCGGAAAAAGATGCCGAAATCGAATCATTGAAGGCAGAGATTGAAGAGATGAAATCAAAACTTCAAATGTCAACCGACAAATCCCCTAAAGAGAAAATGAAAGAGATGGAGGAAGCAATCAAACAAAATCCGGCACTTAGGTATTTTCCTCAATATAAATTATAACAAAGGGGTCTAATTAGATCCCTTTTCTTTTCCTATTCTTAGCAGCAATAGACATTTTTAATTTTGATTCCTCAGAGTGTTTATGTCCTCTATGTTTTAATCCAATTTTAATATGTTTATCCTTATAGGTGTTATTATAACTATAATCACACCATTCAAGATTTTCAACCATATTATTAGTTTTATTTTCATCTTTATGGTTGATTATTGGATAATTATTAGGATTCGAGATGAAAGATTCACATACTAATCTATGAATGCGAAACTTTTTAGTAGATGATCCTTTTTTATATAAAGACACTGATAAATAACCATCAGGTTCTAATATTGGTTTCAATATTTTCCCTTTATATAAATGTTTTCTTATTATACCCATATTCATATGAGTTATCAGTCTATCTAATGATCTTACTCTTCCAATAGAACTAACCTGATAAGATCCTTCGTATCCTTTTATGTCTTTCCAAACCTCGTTCATATATATAATATATTGAACACAAATGGGTTATATAAAAGAAAAACCTATTAATACTACTATTATATTAGACAAAAATAAGTTTTTAAATAAAGAGAATTTTAAGATGGTAAATCTAAGTCAATTAAACGTTTACGTTGATGAGAATAAAATGGATTTGATTAGAAAATCAGTCCTTGGTGCAAAAACAATTGGTTACCTAAACATACAGTCGGATGTCGTAGGAAAAACTAAAATCAATCTTTTGGAGACAGAGGTTGAGTTCGGTGATGGTTCACAGTGCGGTTGGAATGAAGCAGGAACTTCTACTATCTCACAGAGAGAGATTAACCCAGCACCTATTAAAGTTAATATGTCATTCTGCGACAAATCAATGCAGAAATATTTTATGAATCACCAAATCACTGTTGCTGCTGGTCGTTCAACTCTTCCTTTCGAGGAGCACTTTATTGCTGGTGTAGTTGAGGGTGTTGGTAAGAAATTGGAGCACGCAATTTGGAATGGTATTAATGTTGGTGGGACTTCCTATGATGGTTTGACTCAGATCGTTACAAATCAGGCATCTGCTGGTTCAACTGTTTACGATTCAGTTAGAAATCTTTACAATGGTATTCCTGCTGCATCACTAACTGATACTGTAATCTTTATCGGTATTGATGGTTTCCGTTCACTTGCAGGTGAGTTGACTGCTAAGAACCTTTATCACTATGATCCAAAAATTGATGAGGCATTTGAGATGGTTCTTCCTGGTACAACTACTAAAGTGATTGGTGTTCCTGGTCTTGATGGTTCAAACAAAGCATATGCTATCAATACTAAACACGCATTCTATGGTACTGATATGCAGAACGATAATGAGACATTTGATTTTTGGTATTCAAAAGACAATCAAGAGTTTAGATTAGCAATTAATTTTGTTGAGGGTGTTCAGGTTGCATTCCCTGAAGAGAACTCATATGTAATGCTTACTGCCTAATCTATAACCTTATATTAAATAAATAAACAGATTATAGATTATGAGTTGTAATTCACATACATTAGTTGGTATAGGTCTTGGTTGTAAAGACAATATGGGTGGTATCAAAGAGGTTTATCTTATTAAAGAGTCTGAGATTACCGATATCCAATTGGACGAAGCAGGAAGTGCGGTAGCATCTATTACACTTGCTGAATCTGCAACTTTTAAGACTTACAGATTTAGAAAGGGAACTTCTTCAATGTCATCTACAATGACTACTGATGAAGCAGCAGGAACTCTATCAGTTCAAACAGATCTTGCATTGCAGTTCTCAAAAATGGAGACCGCAAAACGTCTTGAGATTATGGCAATGTGTATGGATTCGTTGAAGGGTATTGTTCTTGATTCAAATGGTAAGTATTGGTTGTTAGGTTATGATTATCCTATTACTGCTTCTGCTGCTACTGGTAACACTGGAACCGCATTTGCTGATTTTGGTGGTTATAATGTTACTCTAACTGATAACTCTAAAGAATTCCCATTCGAGATTCCACTTGCAGTTATGACTACTTTAGAGGATAAGATCACTGCAGCACCGGTTGGAAACTAATCACTTCTAAATTTAAATAGAGAGGAGAGTCATTAGACTCTCCTTTTTTTATGTATGAATGTTATAGCATCTCTAGGTCACTCCCGTTGGGTGCAACCGCATCTAACGATACTATTATATTGATGAAATTGATTCAAATTATGGTATATATTAATAAAAATAGTGATGAATTTGTAATAATTCCTAAACATTTACCCTCAATTTCAAGGGTTTATGATCTGAGATTAGTTAACAATCTCTCTAAAGTAGAATCTATATTTCCATCAATAACCTCAACATCAAAAAACAGTCTTTTGTATTGTTTCAAATTAAATATAAATGACTTTGAGGAAGGTGAATACACATATACTATCACCAATCCAAAGGGGGTTTGTATGGATAGAGGATTATTGAGAATCGTAGGTGAGGAAAGTGAAACAATCGAATACAAAGAAGAAAAAAATATAGTAGTGTATAATGGATAAAAAATTTGAGTTTTCTATGATACCAACCAACAACCGAGAAATACCACAATTGAGTGAGGTTAGAGTATCAGGAAAAGAATATGTCAATTGGGGAATTGATAATAAATTCCCTGACTATTTATGGGATCTGTATCTTAAATCAGCAACATTACAATCAATCATAAACGGAAATGTTGATTATATATGTGGTAATGGAATAGAGTTCTTTAAAGAAGATACAGTCATTAATAAATATGGAGAAGAGATTGATGAGTTTGTTAAGAAGTTAGCAACTGATTATGAGATCTTTGGTGGATTCGCATTTAATATCATAGAAGATTTTGATGGTAATGTAGCGGAACTTCATTGGATGGATATGAGGAATGTCAGGGTTGATGAAGATGAGAAGTATATTTATTATTGTGAGAAGTGGAATAAATATGGTCAAAAAGCAATTAAGTATCCAATATATAATCCTGCTAAAAGACAAAAATCAAGTGTTTATCTCCATAAATCACATCTAAGTCGTGGTCTATACCCTATTCCACCATATATAGGTGCATTAGCAGCAATTGAAACCTCAACTGAGATTGGTAAATTCCACCTTAATAACATTCTTAACAACTTGACTTCAAGCGCAATTATCAGTTTTAATAATGGAATCCCAACAGATGAGGAGAAACGTGCATTAGAGGCAAAGATAAAAGAGAAGTTTAGTGGAAGTGAGAATGCTGGTAAGTTCCTTTTAACATTTAATGATAGCAAAGAGAATGCTGTTACAGTAGAGAGGTTGAGTGAGGATGGAATGGATCAAAAATTCCATACTTTGAATGATAGTACAAAGCAGGAGATCTTCACTGCATTCCGAGCACAACCAATGCTATTCGGATTATTACCTGATAATACTGCATTTAATCGTATAGAGTTTTTGGAGAGTTTCGAATTATATAATAAAACAGTTATTAAACCTATTCAAAAAGTTATTATGAATATTATTGATACTGTTTTTAATACATATGGAGCAATTGAGATAATTCCATTCTCTTTAGATGAAATAAATAATGAAGGAAACAATGTCAACTAACAAAGTATTTTTAATAGGTGAACAGTCTTTAAAAGACTTCAACATAAATGATAATTTAGATGCTAATTATCTTAACCCAGCAATCCACACTGCCCAAGAAATATATCTACAACAGATTATAGGAACAAGACTGTTGGAAAGGATTAAGGATATGGTTGCAAATAATTCATTAACTGATGATTATAAACTATTATTAGATGATTACATCATACCATATCTTCAATTTAAGGTTAGTGCTGAGTTGGTTATTCCGATTGCTTATAAGACTAGAAATGCTGGTGTTGTTATAACAAATAATGAATATATGACAAACACTCAAATGAAGGATGCAACATATCTTAAAAACCATTATGAGGATAGATCAGATTTTTATAGTATTCGATTGAGTAATTATTTGAATGCTAATAGTGGAAAGTATCCTGAATATTGTCAATCATCGGTTTGTAGGGGTGAAATACCAGCAGTATCAACATTTGAATCAAATATATATTTAGATTAAAATGAATATAGTTCAATTAAATAATTTTATAGAAAAGATAGTTTCTTGCACTGAGGTAGTTAATAGTTTCTATACTGATTCAGTCTATGAGTGTTGGAATGCTGAGGAGATTAAATATGGATCAATCTCTTTCTGTATTACTAGGACTCAAATGAGGGAGAGAACTATGACCTATGATGCTATAATTTATTATGGTGATAGGTTGTTAGAGGATAAGAGTAATAGAAATGCTATATGGAGTGATGCGACTCAGGTAATCCAATCTATCATAGGAACCATTAATGGTCTTGAAGGTGAGATAACTATCTCATATCCATACGATTTAACCTTATTTGAACAGAAATTTGCAGATGAACTTGCTGGTGCTTATGCTGAGATATCAATCGAAGTTGAAGGAATCGGTGAGTGTGGAGATTTGTTGTATGGTTACGAGAATAGTGAAGAAATCAAATTAGAGAGTGTAGTTAAGACATTTACTATCAATGGAGAGTATGATATTATTCCTAGTGATGGATTTGATGCTATTAGTGATGTAAAAGTTATTGTTGACGTTCCACTACAGTTAGGTGTATACGGATTAAGAAGTAATGGAAGAAGCATCATTGAACCTGATCCAGGTTACGAAGGATTTAAATCAGTTGAAGTTGATGTTGATGTTCCTATTCAATCTAAAAGTGTTGAGTTTAATTCCAATGGAGTATATGATGTGGTGCCTGATAGTGAGTATGCTGCTATGGATAATGTTGAGGTGAATGTTAACATTCCATTACAATCAAAATCAGTGGTTTATAGTGAAGTTGGTGATTATGAGATAGTTCCTGATGATGGTTATGAAGCATTATCTAAAGTGGATGTTAAGGTTTCATTGGAAGGAAAACCAAAGATTCCTAATGGGTTTAGATTCACTGGTGGTGATATGAGTTTAGTTGAGTGGGATAAGTATGATTGGAGTATGGTTTATGACACTGTGGATTTTTTTGGAGGATGTATGTTTAGTGATCCTAACTGGTTTGATAGATTTAAAAGTGAATTTAATGGTAGGATTATAAGTGGACGGGGAATGTTTGCTGGTATGAGCAATAATTCAACTGTAACTGATCAGCAATATTGGGATATAGATTTTGATGGGTTGGATACTTCTAAAATAGTTACATCTCGTAGTATGTTTAATAGTTGCGTAGGTTTAACCTCGGTAAAAAACTTAGACACAGAAAATGTTTTTAATATGCGTGAGATGTTTAGTAGTTGTTCCTCATTAGTTAGCATCCCTCAATTAGATACTTCGAATGTGACTAATATGGAGTATATGTTTAGTAGTTGTTACTCATTAGTTAGCATCCCTCAATTAGATACTTCGAAGGTGACCAGTATGAGTTATATGTTTCGAGATTGTAAGTCCTTAACTACTATCCCAAAATTAGATACTTCAAGAGTGAATAGTATGACATATATGTTCCGTAATTGTGAAAACTTAACAACCATCCCTTCTGAAATGGATTTTTCATATGTAAGCACTATGTCTAGTATATTTGATGGATGTCATA